TTTCCAATCGAGATCTGATTTGTCACGATTGCTCTTACGCATACCTTTGTAGAACTCAAAGAATTCCTTACGCCAATACTTACGACCATCGCAACAGATGACTAACTCGCCATACTCTTTACCATACTTCTTCTTGTATGATTTAAGGGTGGACAAAGTCACATGACGAATAAGATTCTTCACTTCGGACTCTGTCCCTTTCAACTCACGCTGGAAGGTAAGAATGGCTGCAAGTGCCACCTGACTGTAATCAACTAATATCATAATTAACCTAACTTTAGAAATTGAGAAATTGTATATCTACCACCGAATTTAACATCGTTGTGCATAACAACTTCGGATACTTCATGATCTAAAATGCTTGGGAATAAAATCATTCTGTTATTTTCTAACCCATAGTTATATTCAAAGTCTGGAAATGATAATTCACCCCCATTAAAACATTGTGGCTCTTTATATAAATGAGTTATGGCAGTAAGTGCACAGTTGTCATGGTGTGCTGCATAATACCCACCATTTTCATAGTAAGAGAGTAAAGTAGTATCATTAGTACTATATTTTAAGTATTTAAACATCCAATCATAATTAACTACTTTAGTGATAAACTTAGGAGAAAATAATTTTCTACTATGTGTTAGAATATCTGATGTTTTTCTATTTGTGTAGATATTATCTAACCAAACACCATAATTATTTTTAATTAATATCTTTCCACCAGATCCATCGCCCTTCCAAGCAGATCCAGTCTCCTCTGGAGACAATAACTTATTATTGGTAGATAAAAATTGTAACTCAACCCAGATATCAGAAAGTTCTTGTTCTGTAAAATAATCTTTTACAATTATGTGTGGGAATGGTTCCTTTAAAAATTTTACTTCCATCAAAACGCTCCAAGTAATACACATTCTTCATTAATACGACCATTGGGCACAGTTGGCTTCGTGGTCAATGTCTTCATCGCACTATTCAGTGGTCGTTTACCCAATGTCAATCCTTTAAAGAATACATCTGGCTTACGCAACATCAGTGTCTTAGATTCTTTTACATCAAAGCCAATCAGAGTCGTACCCTTAACTGTCAGCACATCATTGATGGCTTTATACACAGTCACCTTACGATACTTCGTATTGTATACCCATACCTCAGACGATCCAACGATAGTCTCTGGTTTGATAGACTTGAGATTGAACTCAGCAAACTCTTTCATGTACTTCATCTTAGAAACAATCTTGCTTGGTGGTTGTGCTTTGCGTTTTCGTGGTGCACGAGTCGCTTTGGCAGTTTGTACTTGTTGCTGGCAATCAGCAATCATAGTCTCAATAAACTCTGCAAACTTCTTAAGTTCTCTCTTCGTAAAGTGTGAGTATCCCTCAGCAAGTTGCTCATCGTCGCCATCAATGGCTTCACGAATTTCTTGTGCAGTGCCAACAAACAATTCACCGATTCGTTTTGCAATGGGTGCACTTACCTCATTTGACATGAGATAATTCTTGGCAGAGAATGTGCTCTTACCTTTAGTGATAACCCACTCGTCAATCGCACCCTCGAATTCACCAGCATGTTCTCTGGCTTTTTCTTCCATACGATCTTGAATGCTAATGACATTAGTTGGTGCTTTCACAATCTCAACTTCTTCGATGTATTTTTTGGCATCTTCCAATAACTCTTTTAGTTTATTGGTAAAGAATGGACTAACATTGGACAACTGTTTCAAGTCTGTCTGATCATTGGACATGATGCGACACAGTGAACCAAATGTCTGAAATTTATAGTCGGGAAGTTTCTTAAGTTGTTTGGCAATCTTGGGTTCTTTCTTTGAGAAGAACTCAATCGCAAATAACTTCTGCTCTTTCGCACCAGTGTGCGTAGAGTAATACCCCAACGCACGACTCAGACTGGTCGTATAGTCCAGTTGGTCGATTGTTGGTTCGAATTTCTTTTGTGATGCAAGAATTGCTTGGTTCTTCGCACGACGCTTTGCAGTATTCACAGCCATAGGTTTGTAACCTCCATAATATAATATCTATTATACCGCAAGTCGCAATTAAAGACAAGCACTATTTTGCAGTAATTTTCTCGTAGAGAGCAACGAAGTCCTCGTGGTCTGCAACTTCTTGATGCAGATTCTGTTTGTGATATGTCTTTGCAATCTTGGAAATAACTTTCTTTGGAATTTGCAAAGTGTCTGATTGGTCTTTCACGATCTCTTTAATCAGATCTCGTTCTGCTTCAGTTCGTGTCATTGAATCACTAATCTCACGAATGGCTTTTTGCAAGTCATTCTTTTGCTCTGGTGTTAAAGCATAATTCATCATTTATCCTTTTTGTAACTAATAGATGTTTTAAAGAAAATTTGTAGTAGGACAACTGCTGACCAAGTCTCCAGTGTATAAGGGATAGTCAACGAGAACAGAGTATTCACTGCCCAAATAGTTAAGATCGGAAATAAAACAGCAATACCAATAATAATGGCAATGCCTACAATCACTCCAAATGTACCTAAGATTTTATTCATAGATTAAAACTCACTTTCGTTACGGATTCCCAGCGGAAGGATCTCCATTCTTGTTTTTCTGTATCGAAGACACGAACTGCGGATCCAGAAGTTTGGCTACTTTTTCCTTCGTTGGTTGGTGTCTTGTCTGCTGGAATTCGTCCTGCACTGAGAGTGCATCGCATATCTCTAACTGTACCATCTTTTTTGGTGAAAGTAATGCACAAATCTTTGGCATTTTCATCGTGAAGTATCCCTAGAGTCCATGTTTTAAATTCCTCGAATTCTTTATCCGTTTTGAACACTGTCTGAAATGTCATTGTCAATTCTCTCTTTCATATCATTAAAAATTGGACCAAAAAATTCTTTAAACTCTTTTGGAGAAAAGAAAGAAGTGTGTCCAGTGTCAATTATAACTTTACCATTATCATCAGTCAACTTATTCTTGATTGTGAATTCAATCGTTTCATAAGATGTACCCATGTTATGTTCCTTAATCTTAACAGTCTTTAACAGACCATTGCGATAGAACTCTGCCTCATAATTAAGACTCATATGTGTCCTTTTTGTGCTTAGGTTTACGAATGTACTGAACCTTGCTCTCCACTTTTCGCATGCGATACTTTGGAGTGCGGAGATCCTTTGCAATAGGATTTCTAGGTTTCAAGGTTCTATTATACATTTACTTTCTTTGCAAGGCAAATTTCTTTAGGTATTCTTTTGCTTCTTTATATTGTGTTTGTTCTATTGCTTCTTCAGCGTGTGCAAGGATAATCATCTCTTGCAAATAGTCTGCAAGTTTCTGGTCTTCATCATCTAATAAATTGTACCACTCGAAGAACTCTTCTTCTGTCTCAAGAGTCCACATATGGTCTAACATTTCAACTTCATAAGGTGATAGATTATTAATCTGAATCATTTTATGTTACTCCACTTTGCAAGTTTATGTCTTTTATTTACTGTGGCACGATGCACAACATTCGCATCTAGAATTTGATTCTCTATCATAAGATCAATCATGCACAATAGATCGCCAACTTCTTCTTCGAGTCGTTCACGATTAGTAAATCCATTATGCTCACCTTCAATTCCAAATCGGAATACTTTACTTATCGCTTGAGTAACTTCAGCACATTCTTCTTGAGCAATGAGAAGGATCTCTTTGTTCTGTTCATTAATCACTTTATTCAATACAAACTTATCCATTTTACATCCTATAAAAAATTCCACCGACATATACGAGCAGTAAACCAGCGTTCACTGCAATCATTGCTTTCTCTTTGATTAGGACACCCCAAATCAAAAACAGGAAAGCACCTAAGTTTAATAGCCAGATGTTTAATGGGTCAATCATTAATGCAGTTGCGATAGCACCTGCGATTGTAACGATGGTGGCAACCCACTTCAACACATTAATCATTTTACTTCCTCAACAGTTACACGATAACACTTTCCATTTCTGTCAACAACAGACATGGTCTTTTTGGTAGAAAGGAATTCTCCCTTCTCTCCGAGATCCCACTGGATCTTTCCAACATTATCAATGTACGACATATAATTATTAGTCGAGTCTTTCTTCATTGATTCGCTAATCACTTTAGCGATGTAATCACAATATGCTAACATAACAACTCCTTCAAAAATTAGTGCTGGTTTTTCTTTATAGTCTATAACCAGCAAAAATAGACTGCATCAGTTTATGACTCTTTCTTTATAGTCTCTCAGTCAAAGGACGCAACGACCTGTAGATATAGACTGCTGTTTTGGCTGTTTAAAGTCTGCCACGGATATTCCTCCAGTAAGACTTTGGGGTTTTAATCCCAACTCTTTTTACCACCAAACTGCTCATTGTATTCGTAACCCATAAAGTATGCACGCATTTCTGCAATACTCATATCTTTAGGTTCAACTCGTTTACCATGACCAGTTCCCTCTGGATACCAGTGTGGATCTTGTGGACGACTGTACCAGCTATCAGCACTGCCACGATCGAAGGGACTTCCATGAGTACGATCAAAAGTTTGACCACGATATTCAATAGGTTTAAGCATTTTGTTCTCCATAAGACATAAATTCATGTTGTTTCTGTAATTCAAGTTCATGACGCTGAAAAATGTATTGCATCGCTAAATCATAAGAAACACCGAGTTGATTGCTAATTTCAGTAGCAGTGAAACCCTGCTCGACCATTTCTTCCAAAGTAATCAAAGACTCTTTTAATTTACCCATGATACACGCTCCATTGCTTTAGCACCAGAGTACATCAAACCTAAACCAACTGCAGCGAGAGCAATTCCTGCGAACAGAGGATTCTCTGGATTGTCTAGACCACCAACAGCACCAAACACGAGAAGAAACCCAACAACTAAACGAATCGAACCCTTCATTGTAACTCCTTTTTCACTTTTCATACATCTATTATGCCCTAATTTGCAATTAAAGACAAGCACTTTTTACAAGAAAAAACCCCTGTAAATACAGGGGTCTAGGGATAACCTCACAGTCTGTAGGGTTATTTGGAGACAATTCCTATGATTTTATAGGGTAAAAACCATAGTTCTAACATGGCTCTTACCCATACATCAAAGGGATTAATCATTACGGAAATTTCTGTGAGTAGGATCTCCAGGTTCTAAGTC